GAGTGTCAAGTAAAAGTCGACACATGGGTTGAGTGGTATAATACTCAGAAACAAATTTTCGAGAGCGTAAAATGACTGATCAATTAGATACTGAAAGGGTGGCTAGATTGGAAGCCCAAGTAGAAACTATTAAAGAGGATGTTAATGAAGTGAAACACGACATTAAAGAACTCCATTCTCGAATTACTACAAGCAACAGAGAAATTGTTGACAAGATTGATGCAATGCAATCTCGTTTAGAGCACAAGATGCAAGCAAATGCTCAAATTTCTCAAGACCAACATGCTGAAATCAAAGTTCAAGTTGTTGAAGATCTAGATAAAATGAACACCAGAGTTTCCTCTCTTGAGCAGTGGAAATATTATGTAATTGGTGGCGCAATTGTTATTGGATACCTTATTGGACATGTAGATTTTTTCGAAAAATTCTTTAAGTAATTTTTGCAAGAGTCGCAAGAAGCAATCCTTTGGGATTGCTTTTTATTTGGTAATAAGGTATAATAATTATTATGCTACATATCGACTCAAAATACGCATCGCAACTCGGCACTAGACTACGCAACTTTACAAAGAAAAACGATTATCTTTGGAACTACAGTTGTCCAGTCTGTGGCGATTCAAAAAATAATCCTCGCAAAGCCAGAGGGTTTATCTATAAGTTTAAACAAGATCTACTTGTTAAATGTCACAAGTGTGGATACAGCACAAATCTTGGTAATCTAATCAAACATGTTGATTCAAATTTGTATGATCAATATGTCGTTGAACGATATAAGAATGGCGCTACTCGATATAATGATCACAAAAGCGTTGAAGAGTTTGTCAACGATACGCCAATTTTAGAGTTAGAAGACGACACTCTAGAACCACTGACACGATTAGATAAACTTCCCGAAACACATCCAGCAGTTGCTTATGTTGCGAAGAGACTTATCCCCAAAGATAAGTGGAATCTGCTTTACTTCTGTTCTAAGTTCAAAAAGTATACAAACAGTGTGTCGTTTAAATTTACTAATGAAGAAGATGATCATCCAAGGTTAATAATTCCTTATTTTAATTCTTTCGGTAAGGTAATTGCCTATCAAGGTAGAGCATTCGGTAAAGAAGAACCTAAGTATTATACTATCAAAATTAATGAAGACGAGGAGAAAATCTATGGATTGGAGCGAGTCGACTATGCGGAACGAATCTATGTGGTTGAGGGACCTCTTGATTCGTTGTTTCTTCCAAATGCAATCGCTGTGTCAGGAAGTAGTTTTGATACCCCTACTATTAGGAAGTTGCTTACTAATGCAACGATAGTAATGGACAATGAACCTCGAAGCAAAGAAATTAGCAAACAACTTGCTAAGTATATTGACAAGGGGTATAATGTAGTGATGTACCCAGATACGGTGCAGGAGAAGGATATTAATGAAATGATTTTATCAGGTAAAACACCTGCTCAAATCTTGGATCTCATAAATACAAATACCTTTTCGGGAATAGAAGCCAAATTAAGATTTAGTACATGGAGAAAGTGTTGAGAGTTAAGTTAATTAGTTATTCAAAGGCATTCGAGACAGAGCAAACTACTACCGATTTAGTTGCTTTCTGTGCCAGAGTTTCAAACCCGAGTAATCAAAACAACACAGATACATCAGAGAAGTTAATTCGTTATCTAATAAACAATAAACATTGGTCACCATTAGAAATGGTATCAATGTGTTTAGAGATTGAAACTACTCGTGATATAGCGAGACAAATTTTAAGACATCGCTCTTTTTCTTTTCAAGAGTTCAGTCAAAGATATGCTGATCCAACAAAAGAATTAGATTTCGTGTTAAGGGAAGCCAGATTACAAGACAACAAAAACAGACAAAATAGTATTGAAACTGACAATCCAGCACTTCAAGCATTTTGGGAAACACAGCAGAAGCGTGTTCTTGAAACAGTAAAAAGTGCATACGAATGGGCGATTCAAAATGGTATCGCAAAAGAACAAGCAAGAGCAGTACTGCCAGAAGGATTAACTGTTTCTCGCTTATATATGAATGGTACTTTAAGAAGTTGGATTCACTTTATCGAATTACGCAGTGCTAATGGCACTCAAAAAGAACATCAGTTGGTAGCTAAGGAATGCGCTAGAGTTATAGCAGAAGTGTTTCCTCTAACAACTGAATTTGTAACAGAATAATAATTATAATTGGAGTAATATATGGCAGATGTCGTTCATGGTATCAAGGTAGACTTTTCTCGTGATTCATTGTTTGATGAATTAGGTTTATTGAGATTGAGAGAGTCTTATATGAAAGATGATGAAGTAAGTCCTCAAGAACGATTTGCTTTTGTTTGTAAAACTTTTGGAAGCGACGAAAAACATGCGCAACGACTTTATGAATACGCAAGTAAGCATTGGCTCTCTTACTCTACTCCCATTCTTTCTTTTGGTCGCAGTAAGCGTGGTCTGCCTATATCTTGTTTCCTTAATTATATTGAAGATACTGCGGAGGGATTAGTTGATAACCTTTCCGAAACGAATTGGCTCTCTATGCTTGGGGGTGGTGTTGGTATTGGGTTTGGTATTCGCTCTGCCGATGATAAGTCTACTGGGGTTATGCCACATCTTAAAATGTATGACGCTTCTTCTTTGGCGTATCGTCAAGGTCGTACTCGTCGTGGTAGTTATGCTGCCTATCTTGACATTAGCCATCCCGATATCATTCCTTTTCTCGAAATGCGTAAACCTACTGGGGATCAAAACCTCAGAACATTAAACATGCATCATGGGATTAATATTCCTGACGCATTTATGGAAATCATTGAGCAGTCAATGATTGATCCAAACTTTGATGACTCTTGGGATCTTGTTGATCCAGCATCAAAGGAAATTCGTGAAACTGTTTCAGCTAAAGAATTGTGGCAGAAACTACTTGAGTTGCGTATGATGACTGGTGAACCATACCTACACTTTATTGATGAATCTAATCGTAAGTTACCTCAATGGTTGAAAGATAAAGGATTAAAAGTTCATCAATCAAATTTATGTTCAGAAATCATTCTACCAACAAATGAGAAGCGTACTGCTGTTTGTTGCTTATCTTCTTTGAACTTGGAGTATTACGATGATTGGAAATCAGATAATAACTTTCTTAGTGATGTCGCATCAATGCTTGATAATGTTCTTCAGTATTTTATCGATAATGCGCCTTCAGCAATCAAACGAGCTAAGTATTCTGCAATGCGTGAGCGTAGCATTGGTATCGGTGCTTTGGGTTGGCATGCTTACCTTCAGCGAAATAATATTCCCTGGGAAAGTCCACTCGCAGTTGGAAGAAACAAACAAATCTTTAAACATATTAGAGAAAAATTAGATGCAGCTAATAAGAAATTGGGAAAAGAGCGTGGCGAGGCTCCTGATGCGGTGGGTACTGGAAATAGGTTTAGTCATCTTATGGCTATTGCTCCCAATGCTTCTTCTTCCATTCTTATGGGGAATACTAGTCCTAGCATTGAACCTTATCGTGCCAATGCGTATCGTCAAGATACTCTCTCAGGTTCGCACCTGAACAAGAATAAATATCTAGATAAGATTATTAAGGATAAATGTGAAAATGACACTAAGTTGGACTATAACGAAATCTGGTCAAGTATTATCGCCAATGATGGAAGCGTTCAACATCTCGAAATCTTGGATGACTGGACAAGAGATGTTTTCAAAACTTCAATGGAAATCGATCAGCGATGGGTTATACAGCATGCCTCAGATCGTCAAGAATATATCGATCAAGCACAATCTGTAAACTTATTCTTTAGACCTGATAGTCATATTAAGTATATTCATGCTGTTCACTTTCAAGCATGGAAACAAAAATTAAAGACTCTCTATTATTGTCGCAGTGACAAGATCGCGAAAGCTGATAAAGTTGCTAAGAGAATTGAAAGAGAAATCATTCAAGAAATTAACCTACACGATTTAACAGAAGGTGTAGAATGCCTAGCATGCGAGGGATAAATGGCAACCAAAGTACCAGCATTTAAACAATATATTGGCTACGCTTCATCTAAGAAAGATGTCGCATGGCCAGCAGACAAGAAGATTCTTATTATTGGTTATGGTTGTGTGGGTCAAGCGATTCTTCCTACCATTATGAAACACATCTGTGGTAATGGTAAACAAATTACAGTGTTAGAGCGTGGTGAGAATGAGAAAGTATTTAAAGAACGCAACAAAGGTAATGGCGTAAACTATGTTAAGAAGGAAATTCTTCGAAACAATCTAGACAAAACATTGGCAGAACATGTAGGCGACAATGGCTTCATTGTTGATGTAAGTTTAAACATTGGTGTTGAAGAAATTCTTGAGTGGGCATGGCAACATGACTGTAACTACATTAATACTTCGTTAGAGCGTTGGGCTGATCAGCCAGACGAAACTATTCCTAGAATGAAGGATCGTACTCTGTTTGCTGCTCATAGACAAATGCGTAAGGTTGCTGAGAAGTATCCTAATGCTGCTACAGCAACAGTTACTCATGGCGCAAATCCTGGACTTGTTACTCACCTTACTAAACGAGCGCTGTTGAAACTTGCCGAGAAGAAAGGTAAGAAAGCAAACAAACCTGCCGATCGTGAAGGGTGGGCAAAGTTAATGAAGTCTTTGGGTGTTAAAGTTGTTCACATTGCTGAGAGAGATACTCAGATTATTGACGAACCAAAAGAAAAAAATGAATTTGTTAATACTTGGAGTCCTGAAGGATTCTGGGCAGAAGGTCGTGCTCCAGCAGAAATGGGATGGGGAACACATGAAGATGCTCATCCAGAGAATGGTGCTGTTCAAGGTAACACTGCCTTCGTCAAAGAGCCAGGACTTGCTGTTCTAGTTAAGTCTTGGGTTCCACTTGGTGGGCAGTTTAATGGCTTCCTTGTTCAACACTCTGAGGCAGTTACTATCAGTGAATACTTCACAACCAAAGATGAATCATTCCGTCCAACTGTTCACTATGTATATCAACCATGTGATGCAGCGATTGCTTCTGTTCATGAACTTCGTGGTCGTGAATTAGATATGCAATATAAACAGCGTGTTATTAAAGATGAAATTATTTCTGGAATCGATGAACTTGGTGTTCTGTTAATTGGTGATGACTTTGCTTGTTGGCATGGCAGTCAACTAAGTATTGAGGAAGCAAGAAAATTGATCCCTGGAGAAAATGCTACATCACTTCAGGTTATTGCATCGATGCTCGGAGCAATGATTTGGGCAATCGAAAATCCTAATCGTGGTTATGTAGAGCCAGAAGAAATTGATCATGAGTTTGTTTTAAAGCATGCCGATCCATATCTTGGACCGATCGCATTCGAAATGACAGACTGGCGACCAAACAAAGATACGAACAGTTTGTTCTATCGCGAATATAATGAAAAGAACCCTTGCTCTTTAGAAAACTTTAGAGTCTGGTCATAAGAGGAAAATATGGTAAAAAAAGAAAAAACAAAATTAACGGATCAACGCACCTATTTTAAACCTTTTAACTATCCTTGGGCATATGAAGCATGGAAACAAAAGCTGAAGACTCTTTATTATTGCCGTAGCGATAAGATTGCCAAAGCAGATAAAGTATCTAAACCAATTGAACGAGAAATTATAAAAGAGATTAACCTTCATGATTTGACAGAAGGTAACGAATGTTTGGCTTGCGAGGGATAACTTTGAAAAAAATTGCTGTTATTGGAGTTGGTAGTGCTGGTATACTTTGTATATCACATTTATTAACATATTTGACCAGAGATTATCAAGTAGTTTCTATACACAATCCAATGATTGACATCGTTGGAATCGGCGAAAGCACTAATCCAAAATTTGTTGAATCTCTTGTAAAATCTTGTAATTTTAATGTTTTATTGGATTTACAGGATTTGGATGGCACCCATAAATTTGGAACGATGTTTAAAAAATGGAGAGAACATGATATTATGAATCCTCTTATTGGAGGAACTTGCGCAATTCATTTTAACACACATAAATTAAAAGAGTTTATTTTACCGAAACTTCAAGAGATGCATGGTGATAAATTTAAACAAGTCGCTGGCAATGTTACTAGAGTTGAATCGTTCAATAATTATGCTGAAGTTGAAGTTGATGGTGTAATTGAAAAATATGATTATGTTATCGATTGTCGTGGATTCCCAAAAGATTATACAGATTATAATATTTGCGATTTACCAGTAAATCGATGTGCCGTGCATAATATTATGACACCTGGAGATTGGAAATACACTGGTCATCGTGCCCATAAAAACGGCTGGATGTTTGAAATTCCATTATCATCTAGAAAGAGTTATGGTTATTTGTATAATGACTCAATAACAACGAAAGAAGAAGCTCTTGAGGATTTCTCACAAGAGATTGGTGTTCCTGTTGAAAACCTAGATAATATTGAATATAAATTTCAATCGTATTATGCCAATAAGATATTTGATGGTAGAGTTATGAAAAATGGTAACTCTGCTATTTTCTTTGAACCGATGGCTGCCAATTCTTTATGGATTTATGGGAAACTTATTGCTTTGTTTATGGATTATGTATATGGTAATATGTCTGTTGAACAAATCAATTATAATTTTACTGATGCAGCTAAACAAGTAGAAGAAATTATTTGTTATTTTTATCATGGTGGTTCTAATTATGATACTAAATTCTGGAGAATTACTAAAGAACTTACAAATAAAAAATTACAAGCTGGTAAAAATCTTCAAAGATGTATAGATGGTTTTAAATTTAATAATCACATTGGAGTATACTCTGTTGAAGAACCATCATTTACATTTAGCGCAACTAATCTGCGAACAATAGATAAAGAATTTGGATATAATTATTTCGGATAATTATACTAACAAGGAATAATAATGATAACTAAAACAAAAACAAGATTGACGGATACTCGTGATTCTTTTAAACCTTTTAACTACCCATGGGCATACGATGCTTGGTTGAAACATGAACAAGCCCATTGGCTTCATACTGAAGTTCCAATGGCTGAAGATGTTAAAGATTGGAAAAAGAAATTAACAAATGAAGAAAAGCAATTCCTTACTAATATTTTTAGATTCTTTACACAAGGCGACATCGATGTGGCAGGTGGATATGTTAAGAACTATCTACCATATTTTCCACAACCAGAAGTTCGTATGATGTTGATGGGTTTCGCAGCGAGAGAAGCATTACACATTGCTGCTTATTCTCATCTTATTGAAACACTAGGTCTTCCTGAGTCGACCTATAATCAATTCTTGGAATACCAAGAGATGAAGGATAAACATGACTATGTTTTGGACATTTCTAGCAGGAATGGTACTATTGCTAGTACTGCTGAACATATTGCTGTTTTCTCTGCCTTCACAGAAGGTATGCAATTGTTTAGTTCTTTTATTATGCTCCTTAATTTCCCACGCCATGGGTTAATGAAAGGTATGGGTCAGATTGTTACTTGGTCAATTGCTGATGAAACAATCCACGCTGAATCAATGATTCGTTTGTTCAAAGAGTTTATCAAAGAGAACAACGAAATCTGGAATGATGAATTAAAAGGTAAAATCTACACAATCGCTGAGAAGATGGTTGAGTTAGAAGATAAGTTCATTGACCTTTCCTTCGCTAATGCTGAGATGAGAGAATTATCTGCAGCTGATGTTAAACAATACATTCGTTATATTGCTGATCGTCGTTTGATTAGTCTTGGCATGAAAGGTATCTTCAAAGTTAAAAAGAATCCACTACCATGGGTAGAGGAAATGATCAATGCACCAATCCACGGCAACTTCTTTGAGAATCGTGTAACTGATTACGCAAAGGGTGCTTTGTCTGGAGATTGGGGAGATGTGTGGGGTAAAGCAGCATGACCACAAAACATTTCGAATGTGTAGAGTGTGGAGCACTCGGCAAAATTATACTGAAGGGCGATGAACAACAACTGGAAGACATCGTGTATTGTCCTGTCTGCTCAGCAGATATATATGAAGAGGACGACTACGATGAGGATGACCAGTGACATGGCTGTATAATGGTGAAGAATACAAAGGTGAAGATATTGCAGACTGGACAGGTTTTGTTTATCTAATCACCAATCTTGCTACAGGCAAGAAATATATTGGTAAAAAGTTGCTTTGGTTCGCGAAACAGCGTATAATAAAGGGTAAGAAAAAACGAACCAAGGTAGAATCTGATTGGCGCAATTACTGGTCCAGTTCAGAAGAAGTTAAAAGAGATGTTGAAACTTTCGGTGAAGGAAACTTCAAGCGAGAGATTCTTCATTTTTGTAAAAATAAGGGAACTACATCATACCTTGAAGCGAAGGAACAATTTGTTAATGAAGTTTTGGAGAATCCTGAATTATGGTACAACGGACAAATACAGTGTCGAATACACAAATCACACATCAAACTAAACAAATGACTTTATTGCTGTATTTTACAGCAGTAGCCCTGTCAGTTGTTTCAGCATACTACTCTATCGCTGGTCTTACTGCTATTTTCGCAGCAGCAGTAATTCCTATTATGATTATGGGTGGTGTATTGGAGTTTGCTAAACTTGTCGTTGCTTCTTGGTTATATAGAACTTGGAAACATGTACCAATAATCATGAGAGCATATTTTACATGTGCCTTGATTATTCTGATGTCATTAACATCGATGGGAATTTTTGGTTACCTATCAAAAGCCCACTTAGACCAAGCAGTTCCTACTGGTGATGTAGCAAGTAAAATAGAAATTATCGACCAAAAATTAAAAACAGAGAAAGAGAATGTCGAGTCAGCAAGAAACTCAATTAAACAGCTTGATGCGCAGGTTGATCAAGCAATCGGAAGAAGCGACAACACGCAAGGAGTGGAGAGATCTGTACAGATTAGACGAGGACAGCAGAAAGAGCGATCCGCACTTCTTGCTGATATTGGATCAGCTCAAACCAGAATCGCAAGATTAAATGAGGAAAGAGCACCTATCGCTGCTGAGTTTAGAAAAGTTGAAGCAGAAGTAGGTCCAATTAAATATATCGCAGCATTACTTTATGGTGATAATCCCGATCAGGGAATTCTTGAAAAGGCAGTGAGAATTGTCATTATTATGATTGTTATAGTATTTGATCCATTGGCAGTTTTATTGTTGATGGCAGCAAATACTCAAATCAAACAAGAGGAAGAACCAAATGGCAACACAGAAGAAACCATCGCAGAAATCGACAGAAATGTTGGAGAAAAACCAACCAAAGAAGAACTCTCCGAAGAAGACAACACAGAACAAGAAGCCAGCGCAATCAACAGAATCAAAGAAAGATTCATCAACAAATTCCGAGCAGCCAAAGAACCTGATTTGGGACAACAAACAACAGAAAGCATTACCCCAGTCTGGGAACCAGCAACCTTCGGAGAGTCCAGTCCAGGAGTTACCATCGAAACAACAGAGTTGGATAGTAACGAAACTAAAAAATCTGATTGGATTATAGGATCTGATAAAAGAGAAATGCTTCCATTAGATCAGGATGGGGCAGGTAGAATTACAACTGCCCTTCCTCCTGATTTTATCGTGGATTGGTCGAACAAGTTAAAACCTGTCGCTGTTCCTAGAAAGAAAGAGTAATTCTCATAAATAGTTCTATCCGATAATAACAATAACATGGATACAACATGGAACAAGCAAAACCACTATCTCGTTCAGAGAGAGAAGCCCAAATTAAAGACAAAGCTGGTCTGGTAATCTGCGTTTTGGCAGCATTACTGGCAATCAACACTTTAATGGGTGGTTCCAACTCAAGTAAAATCCTCAATAACACTATTGAAGCGAACAACACTTGGGCATTCTATCAAGCAAAAGCAATTAAACAAACATTGGCAGAGCAGTCATTGGACGATGCTCAATTTCGTAATGATAAAGTAAAAGCTGCTAAACTAGAAGAAAAAATTGCTCGTTACGAATCTGATCCGAAATCTGGAGAAGGTAAAAAAGAATTAATGGAGAAAGCGAAAAAGTTAGAAGCTGGTAGAGCAGAAGCAAAAGCTCGCAGTCCTTTTTATACTTACGCTGGTTCATTATTTCAAATCGCAATTGTTCTGCTAACAGCTTCTATTCTGGCAGTTAATATGCGTATGTATTGGGCAAGTATTGGTGTTGGTTTTTTCGCTGCTCTTTTAATGTCCCAAGCATTATGGTTGTGGATTCCTATAACCTTTTAATCTCGATTTACATTTGACTTTCGTGTAGTATATTCTGAATCTTGTTATAGTTGTATAAAACAATAACAGACCACAAGAATGTGGCATAAGGAAAGAAAGAAAATGGCAAAGAGTTTAACAGGAATTGGCGTGTTTCCGAGAAAATTATGCGCAATGCTAACAGTCGCTGGAATGCTACTGTCGGCAAATGTATGGGCAGTTGATCCAATCATCACTCAATCGACTAGCGATAGTACAAGCTCTAGCATTAGTACACAAAATAGCAATAGTAACAGCAATAGTACTACCACAACTAATGGTAGCACAACTACTAAAGTTATCTCTCCTCCTCCAACAGCAGTTGCTCCAGCAGTAACAATCATCAACTCTGATGTTTGTGCCGTTGGATATTCAGGTGCTGCTCAAACTCAAATCTTAGGTATCTCTTTCGGTGGCACAACCACAGATAGAAACTGCGAGCGATTAAAACTTGCTCGTGGTGTTTATGACATGGGTATGAAAGTTGCTGCAGTTGCTATCATGTGTCAAGACGAGCGTGTATTCTCAGCGATGTTGAATGCTGGTACTCCTTGCCCAATTGATGGTAAAATCGGCGAGCAAGCCAAAGAGATTTGGGAAAACAATCCTGATCGCCAGCCACAAAAAATCAAGAGTAAAGAGTAATGAAACTCCTAGCAGTATTTGTCTCTGCCATATTGATAGCAGGGTTATCAAACTGCGATCGTGCTCATGCACAGGTAACATTTAATCCACAAGGAATGACAGTAACACCAGTAAATGGTGGAACAGGAACACTCGTTGGTATTCCTATTGGTCAATCAGGATTAACTGTTTCTGTTGGTACTGGCTCAGCTGCTTTACCTTTACAGAATATTGCTGGTAATAGCGCAGCTCAACATTTACAGTTGGGTGATGATAGTTCTCAGAATGTTCCGCTTAATTTTAGTTTTCCGTTTTGGGGTCAATCTTTCAATAACTCTTGGATGTATTCTAATGGTATTGTTAGTTTTACCACTGGTAATATTCCAGGTGCTGGTTGCTGTTCTGGTCAAGATTTATCTGGACTTGCGAATCAAGGAACACGAAATTCAATTTACAACTACATGATTGCTCCACTGTGGACTGACTTGATAGATACAACTGGTCAGGCTACTTGGTTTTTACAAAATGGAACTTCTGCCACTTATGGTTGGTATAACACCAGAGAGTACGGAACAAATAATCAAAGTAGTTTTGAAGTAAACATTAACTCTAATGGACAAATGAATGTTCGTTATGGTGGCGCATTTGTTTCAACAAATCATACAGTAACTGCTGGTATGACTGGTGATTTGT